ATGAAGCCATGAGCATTAAACACCTACACGAACTACCGCCAGACCACCGTTTGCGTAACATCGCCATTCAGGACATCGACATTCGCATTCGATGCCGACACACCGGCGCCACCCGTGACCCTAGGACTTGGAAGATCAAGGCCGATACATTCAACCGCCTCGGCGACACTTGGAAAACCAACTTCGACTTCATCATCCAATGAGAACCGCAAAAGAGATTCAGAGGGAAGGCAACGGCCACTATCGGTTCCGGAAAGGCGAGATCTCCGAGATCGTGGCAGCAACCAAGGCCAAAAAGGTGGAATACACGTCCTACTGGACACGCAAACGCGGAAAGGCAACCAAGTGACCGACAAGAAAACGATTGAGACAATGATGGAATACGGCGGCAGCTTTGTGCGGAAACTGGGCGCCGCTGCCTTGGTGGCCGACCAGCAGAACCTAAACCGAATCAAGGCCACCTGGCCCGAGTACTGGAGCCAATACACACGGATGGCAAAGCAACTTTCCGAGGTCGAAAAGCAGGCCTCGAAATAACACAACAACAACGACAACACAGCAACACATGGGAATCACAGTCACAAGCAACAAGGGCGGCGGCAACTTCGAGCCGTGCCCGGAATACACAGGCCGCGCGGTATGCGTCGACATCACGCCCCTCAAGGCCTACGAAACGCAGTATGGCACCAAGCAGAAGTTCAAGATCGCATTCGAGCTGGACCTGATCGACAAAACTCGCAACCCGGTGCAGCCCTGGGTGGTCATGACAGCCCCAATGACCGCCAGCCTGCACGAGAAGGCAGGCCTGACCCGGTTCCTTAAGGACTGGTATGGCCGAGCCCTTACCGCGGAGGACACCACCAGCCTGAACCTCGACAACCTCATCGGCCGACCGGCCACCGTGGTGATCGTCCATGAGAAGAGCCAAGACGGCACCAAGACATTCGCCAACATCAAACTCATCATGCCACACAAGGTCGGTGAGCCACTCAAGCCATCGGGCCTGTGGGTACGCTTGGAGGACAGGCCGCCCAAGGACGAGCAGGGGCAGCCACAGGCGCCCGCCAAGCTCGACCTGAGCAAGGTGCAGGTGCACGTCGGTAAGTTCAAAGGCACGGCCATCTCCGACCTCACCGAGTCGGCCGTCAACGGCTTGGCCGAGGTGTGGATTCCGAAAGCCATGGCCAACAAGGACATCACGGCCGAGGACAAGCGCCTTATTGCCGCGGTCAACGCACGCCTCGAAGAGATCAAGGCCAACAAGGAGATCCCTTTAGATGACATCCCTTTCTGAGGCCAAGCCCAAGAAGGTCTACATGAAGGTGGCACCGATGGTGCCCCAGGTAGTCCAAATGCGCTCCGAGGGCATGACCCTGCAGGAGATCGGCAACAAGCTGAACCTGTCGCGCCAACGGATCCACCAGGTCATTGCCTCCGCCAAGGAGATGGAAGAGATCACGGCCCTCTGGGGCTTCCCGTTCTCCAACCGCACCTTCCGCATCCTGGAGGATCTCTGCATTCACACCAAGGAGGAGGCCATGGCACTCTACAAGTCAGGCCACCTGTACCCGGGCGCCGTCTGGTCATTCGGCTGGAAGAGCTACCGTGAAATCTGCGAATGGCTGGAAGTTGAGCCATTGCCTAGGAAGCCGCGCCACTACAAGACGTGCATCCATTGCGGCAAGCACACATAATATACTTTCCGGCAGCCTGTTGCTGCTGGGACTCGTGGGTAACCGGGGGCGCGCATCGGGACAAACGCGCATCAACTACTAACTACAAGCAATTTAGCAATATGCCAGCCAATCCAACAATCATATTCGACATCGAGACTGGGCCGCTGCCGGTCGACCAGCTCAACATCCCGCCATTCAATCCGGCCGACTTGAAGCTGGGCAACATCAAGAACCCGGACCTGATCGCAGAAAAAATCCAGAAGGCCGAGGAGAACCACGCCGCGGACTACATCAAGAACGCCGCCTTGGATGCCATGTCCGGCCAGGTGCTGTGCATCGGTTACCGCAAGGACTACCAGGAGACCGCGGTGCTGTCGGCAGAAGCCGATGGCGAGGCCGCCATGCTCCGGCAATGGTGGGCGCTGCTGAACTACTACGAAAGGACCCCAAGGTTGATCGGCTTTAACATCAAGGCCTTCGACCTTCCGTTCCTGATCAAACGCTCCTGGCGCCATCGTATCGCCCCGCCCTACTGGTTGCGCCAGGGACGCTACTGGAACGACCTGGTGGTCGACCTGCGCGAGGTGTGGCAGCTCGGAGACAACCGCGCCCACGGAAGCCTCGGAGCCATCAGCAGGCACCTAGGGCTTGGGGAGAAGACCGGCAACGGCGCAGACTTCGCCAACCTGTGGAAGACCAACCGCCAGGCAGCTATCGACTATTGCCTGCAGGACGTGAAGCTCACGCAGCAGGTGGCGGATGTTTTGATGCCTAGCTACTAGGAAGCACCATGACATGGATTCTACCTCGTCAGTTACACACATTGGCCTGTGCGCTGGATACGGAGGCATTGAGCTTGGACTCCAGCGAGCAATCCCAGATCTGCGCACAGTCGCTCTTTGTGAGATCGAAGCCTTCGCCATCAGCAATCTGGTTGCGAAAATGGAAGCGGGACTCATGGACCCAGCACCTATCTGGCCGAATCTTAAGACCTTCCCTTGGTCGGACTTTCGTGACCGCGTGGACATCCTCACTGGGGGATATCCCTGCCAGCCCTTCAGTGCAGCCGGTCAGCGCAAAGGAAAGCAAGACCCGCGGCATCTCTGGCCGTGGATTGCAGATGGTATTCGACTTCTCAGACCCCGGATCTGTTTCTTTGAGAACGTCGAAGGACATATCTCGCTGGGGCTGTCCGACGTCATCGAAGACTTGGCAGGAATGGGTTACAGAACGACGTGGGGCATATTCAGCGCGTCTGAAGTCGGTGCACCGCACCAGCGGAAGCGGGTGTTCATCCTGGCCTACAGTTCGACACGAGGAGAACTGGCAAGGTCATGGATCAACTCAGTCATATGCGGAAAACGGAGCAAACAAACAGGTCAACTACCGATACAACAAACAGGGGGAGAAAGTGTTCCTTCGGAAAGGCACATTCGACATAACTCTGACGACGGCGGTGATGGCTCAAAACTGGCCGTCTCCAGTAGCTTCGGAGGTGCGTCAGGGCTTTCAGGATCGCTCCAGAGGCATGAAGGGCAGTCAGGAGAGTCTGACGACGGCGGTGGTGAAGCAGCATGGCCCAGCCGTCCCGGCGAGCAGCAGTACGGATGGGAGCCGCCGAGGGTCGTATCGTCTGAATGCCAGGTGGTGCGAGACGCTGATGGGACTCCCAATAGGATGGACTATGCCCAGTTGTGCGTCTCCTGTGACAATCGAACAGACGAGCTGCGGCTACTCGGCAACGGTGTTGTCCCGGCAACAGCACACAGAGCGTTTTGCACACTCATCAAAGAGCTAGACGACGAGGAAGCAGGACGATAGGGAAAGCCACGTCGACGTGAGCTGTAGGAGGTGAGCGTCGATACCAAACGAAGGACATGACAACTTTTATCCCCACCACCACAGGCATTCGCAGTCCCTTCCTGCGATCTCCTACCCTGTGTCTGGTGGGGATTTCTGTTTGATACATGAAACTCGAAATCCAAAGTCAGGACCACACCGAAGTCTACGCATCAAGAGACGGTTACTGCTGCATCACCCAGTTTGTTGATGGCAAAGACCCAGTGACAATGAAGTTTGCGATAAACCAGATCAATGATCTGTGTAAGATGCTCTCTCTCGTAACCATAAAGGCTGTCGCCAACAAGAAGGGCATCATTGAATGGGAGGGCGAAAAGTGAGCGAAGAATCGAAACGTAGGGCTCCAGCCTTTCAGTTCTATGCCGACGACTTCTTGGCAGGAACCATGACCATGACCAACGAAGAACGTGGCGCCTACATCTCGCTTCTGTGCCTCCAGTGGTCGAAGGGATTCGTGACTGAACTCGACATCCAACGGATGTGCCTCGGTATGCCAACGCATTGCCAGAGCATATGCCAAAGCAAGTTCGAAGCTGGAGACGATGGCCATTACCGGAACAAGCGATTGGAGAAGGAACGGACCAAACAGAAGGAAAGAAGCGAAAAACAGCGGGATATTGCCAATCTGAGGTGGAAAAACCATGCCAACGCATTGCCAGAGGATATGCCAGACGATGCCAAGGCATATGCCGAATCGGTACCAGAAGCATGCTTTCCGTCTCCATCTCCTACTCCTATAATACATACACCGACACCGAAGTCTCCGTGGGAAGTCGCCCATGGCATCGAACTGCCGGAAAGCATCCGCACTCAGAACTGCCTCGATGCAGTCAAGCTGTGGCTGCAGTACAAGTCGGAGAAGCGTGAGTCCTACAAAAAGACCGGCCTGACCGCAGCACTGACCAAGTGGTCCCGTGAGTTCACGCCTGCTGAGTTCCCGTCTATCGTAGAGCATTCAATCGCATCAGGCTGGAAAGGCCTTTACCGACCTCAAAGCTCTTCTGGCGTCATGTCAAATCCGGTTGGTAAAAAGGAACTCAACTGGAAGGACAGCCTGTGACAAACGACCCCTTCCACGCCAGCGAGGACGAATACGGCATGATCGGAGCCTGCCTGAATGGAACCATTGACACATCATCGGATGCCGTATCGGAGATTCGGAGCGAATGGATTCAACGGGATGAACTCAGGCTGACCTTCGATGTCATCCGAGGTATGGTTCAGGAAGGCAAAAGCCCAACGCTCGCCGACCTGCACAAGGAATGGAAGAAAGCCTATGGCCAACTGCCTGCCCCATTCGATGCTTGGAATCAGGCCATGGAAGTCTGCCCCAGCCCGGCCAACCTGACCTACTACACCAAGGCAATCGTCGAGGCTGCCCACAGACGCCAGCTCAGAGACGCTGGAGACCGTCTGATACGCGAGTCCGCTATGTTGACACTCCAGCCCGATCAAATCGTCTCTAATGCCGAAGCAGGGCTCAGCATTGATGTCTCTAAAGAGACACTCACAACCAGCAAACAGGTGGCTGGGTCATTCATCGACCAGATGCAGGAACGGTTCAACCGTAAGGGACAGCTCTCCGGCATCCCGACAGGCTTCTTTCATCTGGATGAAAAGACCGACGGTTTGCAGCCCCGTGAGATGGCCATCATCGCAGCCCGTCCCAGCATCGGGAAAACAGCTATCGCCATCGCCATTGCAGAACACGCTGCGATCAAGTCCAAGGTGCCGACTCTTTTCATCAGCCTAGAGATGAGCAAAGAGGCAATCTTCAGACGCACCATATCGACAGTTGGAAGCATCCCGATGCAGAGCCTTAAGAGCGGCAACCTCAATGAGGGAGAAATGAAATCGATGATGCTGTCATCGGGCAAGGTGGCCAACAGCCCACTATGGTTCATTGATGGCTCCAGCATTCACAGCATCTCCAACATCATGGCCAATGTTCGACGAGCTGTGCGTAAACATGGTGTGCGTCTGGTTATTGTGGACTATCTGCAGAAGATCAAAGCAGCCGACCGTTCAGAGAAGCGCACATACGAGGTCGCAGAGGTGTCAGGCAAGCTGAAGGACATCGCAGTGCAAACAGGAGTCGCTATGCTATGCCTTGCCCAGCTCAACCGAGAGTCAGAGAAGGAAAAAGGCAGGCAGCCACGCCTCACCGACCTAGCAGACAGCGGACAGATCGAACGCGATGCAGACCTTGTGATGCTTTTGAATCGTGACAGATCGGAGGCTTCAGGCGAAGCTGCCATCATCATCGCCAAACAGAGAGACGGTGAATGCGGAATCGTGAACCTACACTACGAAGGCCAATTCTGCCGGTTCACCGACCCATCACCTACATTCTAAACAAACAATGAAAGCACCATACGACCTCGAACGAGTCAAGTTACTCAGTGAAGCGCCAAACCTATTCAAGAAGGCAGTCAAAGCCGGCTGGATGTCCTACCCAATCGGCACCGAGACAACAGAGGACGGATCTCCCGTTGTCGACCCAGACGACGACTACGACGACCGCATCACCAAACATACGCCCGAGGTATGCAGGCAGGCCTACATCCTAAGGGAACGCGGTCTCACACTCGAACAAGTCTCCAAAGCCTGCCATGTGGCTACCGGTTCTGTTGCTTACATTATAGCAAAGGGTCATGAGGCTGTGTTAAAAGAGCAGCGTCTGTCACAAGTGAAACCATTGTCCAATAGTTCTATCACTAGCACTAGGGAGTCTCCTTGATACAGTGCCAGAACAGGTGAACGCGAGACCCCTATGATTCTGTGTGAGTAACCGTCAAGAACAATACCTATGCAAAACAATCACATTCGGTTCCTTGTCGATCAGTACGGCGTGGCAAACGTGGCCTGGTTTATCCGTTTGATGAAGCAAGGCACTTTGCCCGAGCAACTGGCCGGATATTGCGTTCCAAATGCTCAGGACAGCCGGCGTGACGGTGTGTTCCGGGCTTTGCAATACGCCGCCACCGTTCCCAATTCGATGCTGCCTCCGGAGATCCTAGGAGCCTTGAAACCATGACCCAAAGAGGCTACGCCAAACACGCCGGTGTTTCCCATGGCTATGTCACCCAACTGGTTGCCAAGGGAATGCCCATGGATAGTCCCGAAGCCGCCGATGCCTGGCGGAAGAAAAACATCCGCGCCAAGGCCACTACGCAACACATCGACACACCGCACCAACAGGAACCCTCCGCAATCGAACAGGAAGGCCCCTACAGGCCCGCGGAGGCCTCAAACCATATCAACACAGCAACAGCCTCCTGCGATTCCCCAGAAGGCGCCTACGAACGACAACGGCAAATAGAGCTCGAAGCCTACAAGCTAGTGGTCGTGGCCTTGAAAGAAGGCCGGGCCGACACCGCTCGACTGGTCTCAATCCATGCAGCCGCGGCAAAGAACCTTACGTCGGCCCGTGATGAGGTGATCGCCCAGGCAGAGAAGGAGAGGCGACTGGTCTCCGGAGACTGGGTGCGTAAGGTGATGCAGGAGCACGATGGGGCGGTGGCCTCGCTGCTGAAGGCGATGCCGAAACAGCTCTCCGGCCGGATAGCACCGCACGACCCCGAGCACGCCGAGCGTGAATTGACCAGGTGGGTCCAAGAGGTCTGCCTGAAGACACTACACAATACCGACCCATGGAAAGCCTGACCGATCTCCAACGTTCCCTCCTGGACTACCGCCGCAACCTCTACCGGCCCACCCCGCAGCAGACCGTGGTCGAATGGTCCGAGGCCAACCTCCGGCTTACCCAACGCCAGACCGAGCACCCCGGACCGTTCTCCACGTCGGTCAGACCATACACCCGGGAGCCCATGGAAGACTGGAAGAACCCATCGGTCTCTGAGGTGACACTGTGCTGGGGGTCACAGACATCGAAGACCACCACCCTGATGGCCGGCCTGGCCTGGCTGATCGCCAACGAGCCAAGCCCAGCCTTGTGGCTGATGCCTTCCGAGAATCTTGCCCGATCCTTCTCGAAGTCCCGCTGGCTGCCCATGTTGGAGGACAGCCCGACCATGTTGGAATGTTTCCCGGCCGAGGCTGACAAGATCACCAACCTCGAGCAGAACTTCACCCGGTCGACACTGACGTTTGTCGGATCCAACAGCCCGGCAAACCTTGCCTCTCGTCCGGTACGGGTGCTGATCGCCGACGAGGTGGACAAGTTCGCCGAGGCTACGGCCAAGG